TGATTTGCATCGCAGAAAGCATATCTTCCTGATGCTGGCGGAGAGTAAAAGTCATGATGTTGTGTTGGTTGTGTTATTACAATACTAGGACAGTTTAGAGGCTTCAGTTAGTCTCATCAACAGTTTGAACCTGTTCGGTGTTAGCAGTCTCAGTGTTGAACTCTCCTTTGATTGCCTTACCTGTAACAAATCCAGTGATACCAGTTGCTGTAATAATACCAGCAAGGATAGCACTACTTACGCGACCTTTAGCAACTTTGTAAGCGCCATATCCTGCTGCTCCTGATGCAATCCAAGGCAGCAACCACCAAGCAGCAGCAAGAGCACAAATACCACCGACAAGTGCAATACTACCTTCAGAATCACCACCACTAGATGAGGATGAGGAGGAAGAAGAAGAGGATTCTTCTTGTATCTCAAAGACACGTTGTACCTCATGCTCCTTTACACCTTCACGCCTAACAATTTGCTTTTTAGCAGCAAAGATATTGGGAGCATTTACTTCTACTTGATATGGAAGTTCTCCAGATACCCAGACTTGTGCTTCAAAACGTGCCATGATTTCGTGTTGGTTGTGTGCTTATACTACTGGGACACTTCAGAGGCTTCAGTTAGTGTTACCTCTGCATCTTCCTCTTCAATCTCTACCCAATCACCGTCACCATCATTATAACCAGTGTAAATTTCTACAAAACCAATTCTAATCGTACCATCTTCAAGATATTCACAATCAAACTCTTCTTCAAATGCTACAACCTGACCATCACAATCTTGTGCTAGTTCAGATGATTCAATCGGGTAACATCCGATACTTCCACTATCAACATAGTAGACATCTTCATCCAGGTCTTCAAACAAACCGTCACCATAGAATGTATTGAAGTTAGCAAATTTCTTTCCATTCTTATCAGTGAAAACACCAGATTGTTCTGGTTTATCCTCAGGATAGAAGTGATTGCAAAATTCACTCCAATCACCAATTACCTCTTCTGGAAGATAACATAGGTCTCCCACATAGTATAAACCAGGGGGCAAAGTTCCAGGGTTTTGATTTTCATTTCTCATCAGTCAACCTCTCCGCGCAGTTGTGCAAGTTTAGCGATAGAATAACATTCTAGCACAGTATATACCAACTCACCAGACACCATGTTTTCGTCACAATAATACTCTACAGTGTCCTCAATCAGTTCGATGAGTTGTTGGTGCTTTTCAGAAGTGAGATTCATGAGTTGTTAGTAGCGAAGTTTGCGAAAGAAAAGGATTCACGTTTGACGAGTTTGAACATACCAAACTCATTGGTGCGGACATAACCCTCACCGATACATTGACGACTGCCCAAGTATGCCTTAGGACCGTTATTGCGGCAGAGTTTGAGCATGTCCTCCTTGATAGATTTGATGAGGAACCAGTAACTAATCAGGCGAGAGTTGTCAAACTCATCAGGGTTGACTTCACGTCCCTCACGAATACACTTGTTCAGTGCAATCTTGAGTTGTGCTGCCTCAGATTCAGTAGCAAAGTTTACCAACTGTGCCATCTGACGGGCAAAACCAACAATCTCACTGAAGTGATACTTATCAGCAACCTGCCAACACTCAGGTTGAACAAACTTGACGTGTTCAGTGTCATTGAAGAACTCCATACCTACCATATCGTTGATAGTGTAGGCATCTTTGAGTTGATCATCCGTAGCATAAAGGGTGTGAGGCGCTACGATGATAGTTTGGTGAACAAGTTCAGGAAACACATAGGTCACAGTGTTAGGGGTGAAAGTATCTTCACCCTGACCCCAACCTAGGAAGTCACCCTGAACAATGCCGTCAAAGTGTGGGAGATAAGTGAAACAATCGTGTAGCACTTCTGCTACACCATTCTCATAGAACTGGTCAATCTCTTCGTGAGAGTGTGCAATCTTGATCTTTTTCTTGTTGAATACTGATTTAGTACCAACAAATTTGGTGCCAGTAGCAGGGTCAGTGCCCCAAACTACTGCCGGTTTGCCGTCCATCTTGACAGACATTTCAGAGTTGGCGAGAAACCAACTCAGAACAGATAGGTCACCAGAGAGAATAGAATCCTCTGGATGTTCAAGGTGAGTGTTCTTCATACTATTAGGACAGTTTAGGGGTTTCAGTTTTTGATACTCTCAAGAGTTTCAACAATACTGGTCATACAAGAACGTGAATAACCAGTAGCATAAGGATAACTGTTCTCAATTCCATCAGAACTACTATCCACACCATGGCAGACAGCAATACTTTCTTTGAGGTTCTGAATCATAAGTTCAAGAACGTATTCGTCAATTTGATAGGTTTTCATCATTTAGTTGTGTGCTTACACTACTAGGACACTTTAGGGGCTTCAGTTTATTTCTCGTAGTGACTTGCAGGTTTGTTCTTACCTGCACGAATATCCTTCAGGATACGGTCACCAGTACGCTGCAGTTTCTGTCTTTCCATTCTAGTATATCCAGATGCTTTCTGTGGTTTGTATCCTGCTACAGGTTTCTTAGCAGGTGCTTTCTTAGTCAGCAATTTGCTTGCTGCTTTCTCTTTATCTTTCGCAGTAGAAGGAGCACTACTTCCGCCTTTTCTTGCGGCACGTCTCTCCATTGCTGCCTTTCTTTGCTGGTCTCGAAGTGATAAACCTGCGCTTCCACGTTCTTTTTGTGGTTGCTCTTGTCTTGTGCTTGCTTGACGCTGCTGACCAATATCTTTTCTGTCTTTATACGATTTTGCGGGCACCATTTTGCCGCCACCTGCTGCCTTCATACGACGCTTTTCAGGTTCTGACTTACGACGATCACGCCCAATCTCTCCACGTTGTCCAGTTTTTTTGATTTGTGATTTGTTCATCACATCGGCATCATATGCCTCACAAATTTGCTGAAATTCGTTGAACGTTCTCATTGTGGTGCGTCGTTATTCATATAATATATTTATACCCCACCCCAGTCAAGGGGTAGGGGACACTACGTCAATCGTCACTCCATTTCGTCGTCTAAAGCATCTAACAAATCTTTATTCTTGTTTCTTGCGGCATCTAGAGCATTCTTTACCTTCTCTAGAGTGCTGTTTGTAACATCTACAGCAATCTGTTTATTACTTTTTTGGTTAGTCTTTTCTTTGTTTAGTTGTACTAACTGTGCCTTACGGTCTGCTATAGCATCCTTTCTACGTTGTTCGGCATCATCACTTTCTGTGGCGAATTTGACTCTGCCCGTCTTCAATTTCTTTTTACCATCCACAGAAGGTACGAACTCGCCAAAATCATTACTATAAGTAGTATCATTTTTGTCTACATCGCCATCAACATCTGTATCAATACGTTTTGTTGCTGCCTTTGCTTGCTTCTTTAGATTGTGACTAGGGTTCTCAACAACCTCCATAAATTGACTAAAAGATTTCATACAGGGGCAGACTCTCTACCCCTGTATTTATTATCACTCTTCCTCTTCTTCAGTATCCTCAAGTCCCCGAATCTTCTTCAGAGATTGATACGGACCTTTCCAAACTAGGTTTTCTTCGTAGAAGTATTCAACACGTTCTCGTCGTGCTTGCATCAACATATCCATTTGAAGTTGTTGTTCTTTAGTGAACTTGAAGTTCTGTTCCCTCCATACTTTCTTCAGTTCGTTGATGTGAGAGAGGACGTTTACAGTTTGGGTCATGATTCAGACAGTGTAGGTTTCTTGAGCAAATTCGTCACACTTGACGCTGTTTTCAGGATTGTCTTCGTCGATAATATCGAAGATTTCTCCTTGACTATCAGCGATTTCAGACCAGAGTTCGTCAAACATAATTTTGATTGGTGGTTACACTAATGGGACAGTTTAGGAGCTTCAGTTTCATACACCGAAGACCTTTTACCAAGATATTTCACGTCATTCCAATAAAATGAATGACATACAACAAGACAATGATATTTCTTGTGTTTGTTCTTTTTAGTATACTCACACTGAGGTTTATCCTTGACACTCACTTCTAGAGTGAAATACTCATTCATTGAGTCAACATAATACACCCAACCTTCATCATTTTTCCACTTGACGTAATCATTCACTGCTGGTTTGTAAGTCATAAGAATGCTGCTTCAAGTGGAGAAAGGTTGAGTTGCATTGCCGTATATTCTCTAGTATCAGATAATCGAACCTCTTTACCTATCCTTTTTGAGTTGATTGGAGCATAGTATTTTCCTGTTTTGGTATTGAAAAATCCCCAGATGGTTCTAACGGGATCAGAAGTGTAACTAAACACAGAATGGTTCCGCAACCATATAGCAGTAACATTGCGTTTGAACGAAGTATACTCATAAGAGTATCCTTCTGGGGGTTGATGGGGGAAATCAAGCGGACAAAGGTTCATCAGGGATTACAATAGACAAATAATCAGGATACATTTCCTGAGCAATATATTGTGCTAGATTTTTTGTAGGTGCAACTACATCAACACATACATTCAACCAGTTTGGTGCATCATCGGGTGCATCTTGCATCGGCAATTCAACGTCAATACGCCAGATGTTGCCGTGTTTGAGATGACTGTCCCAACTAACAATCATATCAGGTTGCATACTGCTGTCTCCTTTCATGTTGTGAACTCCTCTACTATACAGGATTCTAGATTTTCTGCGAGAGCATATGTGACACTATTCATAATGTTCTCACGCAAATCTGAATAGTATTGTTCATAGAAATTGCCACCATCTTGTTCAGTGATGATATCAAAGCACTCATCATCGTCTTTGGCGACAACAACCCAAACCCCACCATATTCTGATTGGGGGAAGGGAACATAGTGTTGAACTGTGTAGAGGAATTTCTGTTTCATTGGTCGGTTACACTCTCCTTGTTTGTGTTTACAATCGACAAGTTATTTAACTGTCTTTCTAATTCATATTTTACAGGATAAAGATGACTTTGTAAATACTTGCCATAAGGATTGTTTTCTGAAATTTTCAGTAGATTTTCTACCTGCATCAGAGCAATAACTAATCTCTCCTCATCTCTGATCATGATGTAAAAAACTCCGCAAGATAATAATCAACAGGAATTTCAAGTTCTGCTGCTTCTTTTTCTACTTGATCCCAAAATTCTTGGGCACAAGCATCAAGGGGTTCCTTT